CCGAGAACACAGGCAGTGTAAGCGATATTACAAATGTTGTTTCAGATGATGTTACAAATGTACAACATAAGAACGACATTTCTACACCAGAGTTAGAGTTAGAGATAGAGTTAGAGAAAGAAAGACCGTCGGAAAATGATTCCGACACTGAGTCTTCTGGAGATGAATTTTCTATTACAAAAAAAGAAAATGGTCGTTATGATTATCCAGAAGAATTTGAAAGAATATATAACCTTTATCCGTATCAGCGAGGAAATAAGCTTGCAGGTTGGCGGAAGTGGGCAGCAACCAGAAGAAGAGGGGTTCCTGAGGAAGATTTAATACAAGCAGTTAAAGCTTATGCTGCTAAATGTAAGCGAGAAGGAACTGAAGAACAATGGGTTATGCACATTAAGAAGTTTTTTGGCCCTGATAGATATTATGAGACTTATTTAAACAAGAACGATGGCCCTGGCGGTGATGATAAAGAAAAAGATAGGTTAGAAAAAATAAGGAAAGAGCAGGAAAGAAGGGCTGCTAAACATGGATGACAATGTATTTTATGATCATGAATTAGAAAAAGGCTTTATAACTTCAATACTTTCTAATCCAGAACTGTTTGCTGATGTAGTAGATCAAATAAATATAAATTCATTTCACAGCAAATATTGTTCAGAGATATTTAAAAAAATGCAGCAGGATTATTTAAAAGATGGAGATATCAAAAAAACTCAAATAATGCTCTATTCTACAAATAAGTTCGGGGAAAAGAAAACAGAAGAAGTTTTAGATAATAAATATTTTGTTCCGATGGAATTGGAGACCATAGTTGATAAGTTAAACGACATCAGAGATAGACGCCAAGTAAAAGAATCGCTGAATAAAGCTTTTAATTATCTAAAAAATACCGACTTAGGACCAGATGAATTTAAATCTAAAGTTCAAGATGAAATATTTAATTCAACTAGCAAAAATTTAGAAAAAAACTTAATTCATAGTGTAGAAGATATTTTGATGGAAAGTTTCAGGAGATTTCACGAACGCCAGGCTGGTAAAACAGCAGAAAAAATTAAAACTGGATTCAGATCATTCGATATTATGACTGGGGGATTAAGCAGGAAACACTTGTCTATCATAGCGGGGCGGCCTTCGATGGGAAAAACTTCTATGGCAACAATTCTCTTACAAAAAACTTTAGAAACCAGCAATATACCAAGTCTAGTATTTTCTATGGAAATGTCGAGAGAAAAGCTTATCGATAAAATTTTGATACAGCGAGCTCAAATTTCTGCAAGTGATTATTATGCAATTAATAAAAAGTCAGAACTAGATTTAGATAAAATGTCAAAAGCTGATAGAGAAGCAGAAAAAGCAAGGCGTAAAATCTTAGATAAACAAATGAAAGCATTAGATATTGCTCGCAACTGGCTTGTAGAAAAGCCACTAAAGGTTGTTGAAAAAAGAGGGTTAGATATAAACACTATTAAATCAATCTCAAGAAAAGTAGATAATCTTTACGAAAATAAACTCGGGTTAATAATTATTGATTATCTAACCTTAATCAGAATTAGTGCTGTTGGGGGGAGGTTGGACAAAGGTTATGCGAATGCTGCAAGAGATTTGAGAGATTTATCAGATGAACTCAACTGTCATGTAATGCTACTGCACCAAATTAACAGAGATCTAAAGAACAGATCAAACAAAAGACCTCAGTTAACGGACCTCCGTGAAAGTGGGGAACTCGAGGAAGCTTCAGATGTCATTGGTCTTCTAAACAGACCAGAATATTATAAAGCACGCGAAGAAGGAATAGAAGAAGAATTATATCAAGACGATGCAGAATTTATTATTGCTAAAAATAGAGAAGGGAAGACAGGCACTATATCTGTAAATTGGATCCCTGAAATTTTAACATTCCAAGACTACCTGGATAAACGAGTTTACGGCCCTATAAATTACTTAAGACAATAAAAAAGACTCTGCTTGCGACAGAGTCAGAAAGAAAAATATTTTGCGAGGTATCTTAACTATGAGTATATCAAAAAGCTATCACGAAAAGCAAATAGAGAAAATAGACAAATTAATACAGAAATCATTTTGGCTAAAGCACAAAAGTTATTGGTTTTTAAATAAGTGGAGAAGTGAACACTTAAGAGAACTCAAAAAATCAGAAGAAGAATTAGCTTAACCTCCGTCTCGACTGGGCCAACACTAAAGAACAAATATAAATCTAAAGGGAAAACAAGAGCGTTGATCACCTGAGGTCTGGGCCAGTACCAAAAACCTAAAACCCGTGAAGAGCGGGCGGGGGGGGAAGTTCGTACGAACTTTAAAACATAAAACCATTAAAACAAAAAAGGAGAGATGAAGATGAGTGAAGTTACTAAGAAGAAATGTGATCGTTGTTTAGAATTAGAAAAAGTTTTATCTGATGGCCCAGTCGATGAACTAGAAGAAAATTTGATAGATGAAGTAATTAGACATAGAAATAAAACTTTAAACTGGGCTAATGGATTTATGAAAAGACATGATCCTATTAACAGAGTCTGTGAAGAATTTTTAAAAGAGACAATTTATGAAGCATTAGTAGATTTAGATCCGAGTAACAAAAATCTTAATGAAAATATTTATTATGCAATTGATGGTCAGCTGCATAAAGCTGTTATTTCCCTGGTGAAAGTGGAAAAAGAGGAATTAAAGTCCCTGGGAGATTGGAGAAATAAGATGTTTCCGAATAATGAGATGGCCCAGGTGGAGGAAAATCACAGCTTAAGTGAGGATAATATTGATTTTGAAACAGTTACAGATTACATTCAGCAGCTGAAAGATGAGAGAGACCAGTTACTGCAGCAATCAAAAGTAGTTTTAAATGACTTTCAGATAGATACAGGCTCAATGCAGGTTTTAAGGGAGATAGTTGAGGAGGTTAACAATGCTGATCAGTAATGAAGAAAGAAATAATATGCTGCATGTTTATGGAAAAGAAGCAGTTAAAAATTTAGAAATTATGGAAAGTCCGAAAAGTAGTGAAGAGGAAAAGGAACATGCTAAATTTTGGTTTCATAGAGCAGTTATCTTAAAAACTAAAGAAATGATTGAAGATGACCTCAAAGGTATCAAGGATTTAGAAAATTTCATAAAGAAAAATAAATCTAACAATAATGAGAAAGAGAGGATCAGGAAAGCCAGAAGGCTCAAACAGGGACTTGAAGAATCTCTTTACACTTTTGGTGAAACAATAATTAATCATTTAGTTAAGTTTGAAAAAGTTGCTAAAGTAAAAGATTTAGCTGCTATTATTCAAAAGGAGCCTGAAAGGCTGAGGGAACTGGCTAAAAACTTTGATAAACAAAGAGATGAATCATTATTTATGTTTTTAATTTATACAGAGGGAGCCGAAGGCGAAGATAATCCGCTGGCCCGCTCGGTGCATCACTATTTATTAACCAGGGCAGAAAGTGATCCAGAATTTCAAAAAGTATTTTTAAATAAATTAGATGAAGTTGAAAAAGGAGAAAAACGGGCTCATTTAGAGCTCATTAAAAAATAAATTTATATTTAGGTAGTATGAAAAAAGGAAAATTGGTGGGAAAGGAGGTGGTTCCAGTGGGTATGAAGCTTAAAGATTTTAAGAATGACCCTGAAAAGTACGAAGAAATCAAAGCTAAATGCAGATCATTAAATATTGATCCTGATGATGAAATGGAAGTCAGCAAAATCTTAGCAGCTATGAATAGCAAGAGTGCCAGGTTAAAACTAAAGGCTCAAAATTTAGCTAAGACAGCTGATAAAAAGAGAAAGCAAAGAGGATTTAATTAAAAATAAATTATTAAATTTCAAAAGGAAAGGAGGTGCAATCTATCGTGGCAAGCAGAACTACTTATCAAACTCATTTTTTATTAGGAGCTAAAGTTCAATCCAGCATGAACAAATCCTTTGCTAAAGTGCAAAAGAACATGAAAAATATCAGAAAAGGAGCTGGCTATACCGAAAGTGCTTTTTCTAAACTCGGTAGAACCGTCAAAAATGCTTTTGCTGCAGCTGGTATTTATTTTGGTGCCAGAGCTATAGTCAGAAGTTTTCAGAGTGTAACTACATCAGCAATGAATTTAAATGACAAGATGGCCGATGTAGCAACACTTTTAGGCGGAGATGCAAAAAAGAAAGTTGCTAATTATAAAGCAGAAGTTCAGGAATTAGCAATTGCGGTTGGAAAATCTTCTGACGAGTTATCCACAGGTCTTTATGAGACTATATCAGCAATAGGTGATGGACCAGATACAATGCCAATTTTTACTAAGATTGCAGAAAATGCAGTCGCGGGTAATGTTGGAGTTGCAGAAAGTGCTGATTTTGTTACAGGTGTAATGAAATCTTACGGAGACATAAGCGTTGAAACAGCTAAAAAAGTTTCAGACTTAGGTTTCCAGACAGTAAAATTAGGAAAAACTACTTTTCCAGAACTGGCTAAAAATATGGGTAAAGTTGCCCCTATGGCCTCAAGCTTAGGTGTGAAAATGGAGCCTTTATTTGGAGCTATGGCCACTTTAACTGGTGTTACTGGTAACACTGCAGAAGTTGCAACAGGTGTAAGAGGGATAATGAAAGCATTTATTAAACCTTCTTCTGATATGCAAAAAGTCATCACTGGTCTTGGATATTCTTCTGGTGAAGCTATGATTAAGGCCCGTGGGTTTAAAGGTTCACTTGAAATATTAAACAAAATTACTGGTGGATCTACTCAAGAGATGGGGAAACTATTCCGTGAAACAGAAGCTCTGACCAATGCTCTAGCTTTAACTGGTGATCAGGCTGATTCTTTTACTAAAAAGACACAAGCGATGACTGACACTGAAAATGCCAGTAGAAAGGCTTTTGAAACTAAAATAAGCACAACTAAAGCCTTATGGAATCGGTTTAAACAGCTCGGAGGTACCATAAAAGAGGATTTCGGAAATGTTACTCTACCTGGACTGAACTCTGCTTTGACTAATGTTCTCAGCAATTCAGAGGGAATAAGAAATAAATTTAAAGCAGTTGCAGGTCAGCTTGGAAGGGTATTTGAGGTTGGTGCTGCAGCATTTAATAGCGTGAAAGAAGCTATAGATGACAATAGCATGAGAATTTTATTTCTAAAAATGAGACTAAATGTTGTCAAAAGGAGCTTTTCTAATGCTTTTCAAGCAGGGAAACCAGCTTTAAACTGGATGATCAACACGGGAATACCTGCAGCAGTTGATGTGCTGATCAGTTTATCTAATAAAGCTTTAGATGTCTATAATTTCTTTAATGATAATTGGACAGCTATAGAACCAATAGTTTTTGGAATAACCTCAGCACTTGTAGCTTATAAAACGGCTCAGCTTGGTGTAATTGCCGTGCAAAAAGCAGGAATGATAGTGCAGAGTATTTCTAAAGCTTACAGCACTTTTCAGGGAATAATGAACGCTGCCAGATACTCAACACTTGCAGCAAGTAAAGCCCAGGTAGCTTTAAACCTCGCAATGTCAGCTAACCCTATTGCAGTTGTAGCAATAGCAGTAGGAGCTTTAGCAACAGCAGGGTATCTGGTGTATAAAAATTGGGATAAGATACTACCTAAATTACAGGCTTTTTATGATCTTATCAGAAACTTACCTGTTGTTGACGCTTTTGTAAGTGGAATAACCGATATCTATCAGTCAGGAAAAGACACATTTAACGGCCTGGTTGACTTTGTGAGTGGTGTTTTCACTGGTAACTGGTCAAAGGCCTGGGACGGAGCTGTACAGGCTGTCGGAGGTGCTTTTTCAGTTCTCGGTGATCTGATTAAGCTTCCAGTTAATAACACTATTGGTCTGATTAACACCGCTTTATCGGGAATAAGCAGCATAGATTTTAAAATTCCCGACTGGGTCCCAGGAGTCGGAGGCAAAAACTTCGGACCTGATATCCCAAAAATACCACTGCTGGCAAAAGGAACAAATAATTTTGGTGGTGGTCTCGCAATAGTTGGAGAACAGGGGCCCGAGATGGTTAATATGCCGAAAGGCTCTCAGGTAACTACAGCCAGTAAGACTGAAACTATTATTCAGAAATTAAAAGAAGCTCCTTCGAGAGCGAGTCAAGTTCTGAATAATTTAAAATCTGATAATTCGACAAAAAATACTAAAATTGAAATCAATATCGAAAATGTAATAAAAGGAAACGCTGATAAAAAAGAATTAGATCGGTCAAATAGAGAATTAAGAGACATGATCGAAGAAATATTCTTTGACTTAGGCGGAGATCCTCGAGTTGATTTTAGCTAAAAAAAGGAGAATGTTAAAAAATGAGCATTAAAGATAAAATTAATTCACTAATCGGAAACTTTGAAGATGAGACCATTGTAGATGAAGAAAACTCAAACAATCAGGAGTCAGCCAGTTCGCTGGCTTCTGACCCTTTAGCATTAAAAAAGAGAGACTATGAAGAGGCTAAGGAGGAATTTCTGAGTAAGGTTAAAGAAATAAGAGATCTGCATAGTGATAGAGAAAAGAAAATCAAAAATAATATTAATTATTTAAAGTCTGAAAAAGAAAAATTAGAAAAAGAGTTATCTCAATACAGAGCTGATCTTGTTGAAGCAGAGCTGCAGGGAAAGAGCAGCAAAACTGATAATCTAAATAAAAAGATTTCAAGTGCTAAAGATGAGATAGCAGAACTGGAAGAACGAATAGATAGTTATAAAGCAGCTGGCTCTATTCAAATCAAACCAGAGCAAAGAAAAGAATTGTTAGAGCTTTATCAAGTAGTCGATAAAAAAAGAATTACTTATAGAAAGGCAGGCCGTAAAAGGCAGGAGCAACTTAAGGAATTAAAAAAACAATTGGAAAAAGAAATAGAGAAAGTTCGTCATATTTTCGACAGACCTGGTTCGCTTGATGTCATCAACAAGCTAAGCATTATTGAGCATTTAATTCATGAGCACGGTAGAGTTGAAATGCTTAATCATGAAAGAGAATCTATGTATAAAGACTGGCTAGAAGGAGATAAATCATATAAGAAATATCTCGAAGGCTATGTTCACAAAAAAGAATAACCAAAAATAACAGTCTGTTTTTTGCTGAGACTCTCCTCCAATTTAATTTTATCAATACTAAACGAGTCTCACATTAGTCAGCAGACGATAATCAATAGATAGCAGCCTGAATGCTGAGAGGTTTAACCTTCCTAAAAAGGGGTAGGGCTCCAAACCTTACCTCTACCTCATCAGCCCTCAGAACGCACGAGAATGGGCCTAAAAGCCGCGGGTCCCTCTGACAATCCTAACCATTGCGGTGACGCTGAATCCCAAAAACTGGCTAGATTTCGCATATTTTAGGGCGATTTCCTTCCATTTTTAGAAAGGAGAATATAAATGAGCTATGAAGTTAAGAGTAAAGAACTGGCACGAATACTTGGTATAACAGTAAGGAGAGTAAATCAACTTGCAGATGAAGGAGAAGTCTTTCAACGCGAGGTGAGTGGAAATTTCGATTGTGTAGAGTGTGTAGCAGCTTATTATAACAATAAATTTACCGACGAAGATTACAAGGAGCAGTATAACAAAGAACGGGCTCTGCATGAAAAGGCAAAAAGAGAAAAGGCTGAGATTGAACTTTCTGAGATGAAAGCTGAGGTTCATAAGGCAGAAGATATTGAGTTTTTTATGACTGATATGCTAACTACATTTAGAAATAGAATGTTATCAATACCTTCAAAACTGGCTCCACAGCTGACAGGGGTTAATAACACTAATCTTATAAGTTCAATGCTTAGAAGTGAAGTCAGACAGGCATTAGCCGAACTTTCAGAGTATGATCCAGAAGAAATTTCGGGTAACAAACCACCTGAGGAAGAGATTAAAAAGAAAGAGGAAGAGCTTGAAAAAATAAAAAACCAGGAGGAATAGATATGATTAAATCAGATCAGGGCAATTACTGGGAAACTGAAGAACCAGAAGTAATTGATAACGGCAGTCTTTTGCTCAAAAACTATGAAAAACACGGGGCTCTACAGCTGCAGATGAAAGGAATAGACAATGAATCAGGCGAAAGTTATGTTAAAAAAGGTCTAAATCTGAGAAAGGAAGTCTTATTTAAGCAGCCAAAAATGCTGGAAACACTTGCTTTTATCTTTTCAGAGTGGCTGCATGAATACGATAATGAAATAGAAAAAGAATAATCTGAAGTGGTTGGGAGGACTTAAAGTGCTGACAATAGATGAATTTGAAGAATTCGTTAAAATGGTACTGACTAAAAAAATGCAGGAAAAACTAAAATTTTTAAAAATCAGAGCTGAACATCAATATAAAGATGACGATTATTATTGTCTGACTGCACTTCGTTTTGATTATGCTAAAACAGCTAATAGAACAGGAATATCTGATCCTACAGCAAATAGAGCTGTCCTTCTTGCTGATGTCTCACTTTTAAGGCAGCGAGTTTATGATTTATTTCTAAATTTAAATAGGATCATAGAGGTCGAGCTGAAAAAAATTAAAAAATATGAATTAAATTTAATAAAAAAATATCTAAAGCTCATACCAGGTGAAATAAGTTCTTATAAATATAAACAGGCCAGAAAGTTGATAAAGAGAATTCAAAAACCATTTTTAGAATGGGTTGATCAGTCTCAAATCTGGAATAATGCTGGATTTGAAGCAGAAGATTTAAGCGAAGATGAAGAGTTCAGAGAAATTAAAAAGATTGAAGAATCTAAAAAGCAAAAAGAAGAACCAGAGATTGAGACTGATGAGCTCTCAGAAAAAGAAAAATTTAATAATGGTCTATTTAAAATAAAGAAAAAATCTAAAGCTTTTGCAAAACAACCTGAAAGTATTCAGGTGGAATTGTATAATATACTTAAAATGAGTTTCACTTATAAAGAAAAATTGTTATTTGAGTCTGTTTATGAGAATGATCAAGATATTCACCTGGCAGCAACAAAATTAAGTAATTCGACAGTACCTGTGGCCACTGCCAAAAAAATATTAAAAAGTTTAGATAAAAAAATAGAAAAATTCTTATAAACAGCTGAAATAGCAGGCCTTATAAGCAAAAAGCTGGTCTAGAGTACATGCAACAGAAAACTTTTTGCGTTATCGGCGTCTAAAATACTACTATGACAGTGATTATAAGCAATATTCAGGGTATTTTAACCCCTTTATCAGATGCTCAACCCCTTGTAATGGTTACCCCCTTATATTAGTCCAGTTTATTGCTGGACTTTTTATATTTCATGCAGGTTTTTGGCTATTAATGAATAAATAATAGCAATAAGACCTAAAAAAATAGGAGGTAAATTAAAAATGGAAGAGCTGACAATCAAAGAAGCAGCTGACTATTATGGGAAAAGTGAGTCCTGGATCAGGAAGAAAATACTATCAGGGGAGCTCAAAGCAGAAAAAAGGCCTTTTAAATATGGTAAAAGGTGGACCACCACCGAAAAGAACCTTGATGATCTGGCCAAAAAGTTAAAAGAACAGGCAGTTGAAGAAACTCAGACTGTAAATATTAGAGAAGTTAATCGACCAATTTCAGCTGAAGAAATGAAAGACCAGTTTAAACAGCTTATTTCAGCCGAAAATGAGAAGGTAGGGCAAGAGGTAATAAATACAGTGGTAAAAGAGTTAAAACAGGCAAATGAGCCGATTCTGGACGAATTTAAGGTAATATCTAAGCAGTTAAAAGATAAAGATGAGAAAAATCAAAAGCTACATAGTGAAATTAAAGATCTGATCAGCCAAAAAAATGATAAAGAAAAGCTGATTCAAAAGTTAAAAAATCAGCTCCAGGATAAAGATCAGCTTGTTGAGAATCTAAAAAAAGAGAATAAGCAGCTCAAGATCAAGCTCAAACAAGAAAGAGAAAAAGGGATCATCAGTAAAATACAGAAAGTTTTTAAATAATTCACCAGCTGCTGCAGGATAATCTCTGCAGTTATTTTTTTATATTAAATCAAGAGAAATAATTCACATATATAATTATTATGTCTAATATTAAATTTAAAATTTTAAATCAGCCCTGGTGGCCGTATGTTGAAAATGTCTGCTGCAGACCATCAATAGAACAGTAATTACTTGAAATAGATTTCAAGTGGTTCTGCAAGAAAAATAATATTTTTTTAGCTGTCCATAATTTTATATTTCTGGCCAGTTAAATTAAATTATGACATTTCAAAACAATAAATTGCACCTATATGACCATTAAGGGCAGATAGGTAGATATTGGGCTCTACATGGTAGATATGAAGCTCTAAACCCCCTCATGATGTAAATTTAACCCCCTCAAATCATAAATAAGGGTATCAAAACCTTAAATAGACCCCCTATTTTCGCCTTATGAGCAATTTATAATCTGATTTTACTTCAAAACATAAATTTTGCCGATTTTTTAGTTGTTTCCAAAAATAATTTTGTACAAATCTCAGAATATGGTATAGTAGATGGCAGTTAGTTATCCAGTCAGATAAATAGTTGATAGAACAGCAATCTTAGACAGTTATAGACAATAATAAAACACTCAAAAACACCACCAGAAGGACACTAAAGAAAAGAGAATCTTAATTTTATTCATTTCTGGTCGGCAGCTAAACTGCTTCAGCCGAGAGGAAGGAGGAGAGCTGCCAGAAGCAATGGAAAACCACCCGAAGAAAAACGGCAGTAAACATCGGGTAAAAATTTTAAAATTGGAGGTGATATCGTGAATACCCGTGAACTAAAAAATATTTTAGAAGAAAGAAAAAGCAAGTTGAGAATTGAAATAGCTGAAGAAAAAATTAAAACATTTAAGGATCCTCTGGAAGTAATGGAAAAACAGATGAGATTAGTAGAATTAAACTCTGTTCTGCATATTATTGAGCATGCAGTCGCTCCTGATCTACGAAAAGAAACAAAAACCCTGGAGCAGATGAAAAGCTATATTGTTAATTCAATGAGAGATCAGATGAAGCAGAATATAAGCAGTGAGCTTAAAAATCAGGGCAAATAACAGCAGAAAGGTAGATAGATATGATAGCAGCCAAAACAGATAGACTGGAAACTAACTCAAATTAAAGCTGATCAGAGCTAACAAAAAAAGACCAGCCAGGTGGCTGATCTATTAAATATCAATTAAATTTTGTTGGTTGTGATGAGTTTTAGTTATTCTTCTTGTTCTCTGGTGTCTTCCAGTGGTTCGATCATTTTAATATTTCCTTTTGGAATTAAAATGACATTTAATTTGTGCATTAAAAATATGTTGTAAGTATCTGAATTAACTACAAACCCCTTTATATAAGTACCGTCGTTAAAATAAACCTTAGCACCTAAATCTTCTTTTTCGAAACTCTTTATATATTTGTCGAAATTAGAAAAGTTAATTTTTTTCTTTCTTAGATCATTATTGTGAGTTTGATCAGCCATATTGGACATAGATTCACCTTCTTTTAAATAAATATTTGCAAAACTCTTAAAAAAAGTGTATCATTAAAATCAGAGCAATACAATTATTTAGAAATTAATATAAAAATTACATATAAAAATTAAAAAACCACTCGGTGTTACCAGCACCAGTGGCTTTTGATTGCTAACTCTCAGACAGTCAGCAACGATTTACTTAACTTAATCATACCAGAACTTAAGTTAAGATTCAAGGGGATTTTAAAGAATTTTAAAGGACTTGTCAGAGATTGTTGGCAAGTCCTTTTTCTGGTTTAAATAACAATATTTAAAATCAGCTAAAAGGTCTGAGGTTACAAGGAATAACTCAGACAAAAAAACTGCCGACGGGTAGGGACCGTCGTTTGAGCTAGCCAGGGAAAACTAAAATTATCTACTCATTGACCCACGAGGATATAGTGGGCAGTCAGCTGGACTTACAGCCAGTTTAAGTTAATAACTTAGCTGATCAGTATTAAACCTGTGCCTGGGACTTAAATTCCAGTTATTCAGGACAGGTTATCAGACTACTCGGATAAAAGAGCAACCCGTCCCAATTGAACGCCTAAAAAAGCCGATTTAAAGCTTTTGAGGTTAGTAAAGGGGAAGAGGCTAGTGATAATGGTAAAGTTGGACCTGAGCATTGTTAAGCTAGTCAGCAAGCGGTGGCCGAATCATGCTGCAGAGCTTGTTATGTGAACGACACTGCCGACACTGCGGTGCTAGTTAATACTTCCCTCTTTTTGTATTTTCTTAATGCAAAGGGGGAAGTACGCTCACTTCTCAACCTCTTCAACAGTGCTAGCTGTTCAAACCTGCTCATTTGAAGGCTAAACGAAAGCAAACAAGCATTAAGCTTAAAGTGAGCTACTTACCTTAAACTTCAACTTGCAGTGAAAGCTAACAGCTTGTCTGTTAGATTGAACAAAAGCTAAGGTTTTAGCGATAAATTACATAAAAGTATATAGATATCAAAAAAACATTGAGAAAATGCTTTTAAATAACATAGAAAATGAGATTTAAAAAAATAACATAAAAGTAGTATAATTAAATAGATCAGGAAAGAAAAATGCTAAAAAAAGCTTGAAAGTTGTAAAATTAAGTTCTAAAATGTCGAAATTTGTTAAAAAAATGAGCTGGAAAATATTTTTTTATTAAAAAAGCGAACATAAGTTTAAAAAGGTGGGGTAAAATGACTGTTAGAATTTTAATTTATGCCAGTGAGAAGTATTATTCAGCCCTTTTAATTGCTGGAAAGCACACCAAAAAAATTAAAGGACCACTCAAAGCAGCTGGAAAATTAGAGAACACTCTAAAAACAGTTATAAAAGCATTAGAAATGCTGAAATATCCAGTTGAGATTGAGTTGATCACTGAGTATTCTATTTTTAGCAACCTTCAGGAGCTTGGGAGACCAGAATTTAAAAGCAGAAAAGAAGTCTCAGAAAATATCGACCTCTGGAAGGAATTATTTCAGCTGATCAAGCAGCATAAATATTTTAGTCATTTTTTAAATAACAAAAATCAACAAATATCGAGGGAATTTAATGTTTTGAGAAATGATTGTCTCTATAAGCGATAAAAAAGCAGTAAAAATGCAATTATTTTGATGAGAGGGGTTGAATTTTCACGATAAAAACTAAATAATAAGAACGAGAGGTGATTTTTTACCTCTCAAAAAGAAAAAACTGCCTTCGAGGGCAGTTTAAAGTTCGTCATCACGCCGAGATAGAAAGGAGGTGATGGCTATGAATATCCTTATTTTCTTAGACTTTAGATTTAATCTAAGTCTAACCATTGTTTTAGGATTGTTCATTGTGCTGACTAAATATCTAAATAAATAGTCAGCCGAACGACCTCAGATAAGCTGATCCCTTATCTGGGGTTTTTCTTTATCTAATATCAGTTTAATTCAACTTGATCTATTTGTCAAATAACATTGTATTTAAATTAAACCAGAGATCAGTTGAAATTCACATAAAGCATAAAATTAAGCAGCAATATTTAAAAGTTCTTTTAAAATACTAATTTTACTGGCCCTGGTGTTCAAATCGATGATCGCAGAAGTAAAAAGCTGGTCTGTTGTACATGCAGCAGAAAACTTTTTGCGTTATCGGCGTCTAAAATACTGCTATGACAGTAATTAGGGAGGTTTTAAATGAATTTTGAGCAAATAGCTAAAGAAATCATTAAAAAAAGAGTTGATCAGGAAATTGATAAACATTCTTTGCTGATGAAAGTGAGTGAAGTTAAAGAAATTTTAGACATTCAGGACGACGGCCAGATTTATAAAATGTTAAATAATAATCAGATACCTGGAGCAAAAAAGATACCAGGACTTGGTTGGAGAGTAAACAGAGATAAATTTTTCATCTGGTTATATTCTGACAGTGATTTAATTTAAGATAGAGGGTCTCAAAAACCCTTTATCAGATGCTCAACCCCTTGTGATAGTTACCCCCTTAAAAATTTTGAAATAAGTTTTGAATTCGCTGCTAATTCATGGTTTAAAAGAACTTTTAAATTAATAATACCTGTACGACCTAAACCCTTGCATAGAGGATTTAGCTTGTGATAAAATAATAAGTGGATAAGAATCAACAAGTTCTAAGTTTTTGATTTCCAAATTAATTTTCTTTTGAGAAAACCAGCTGTAAAAGGCTGGTCTTTTTTTATTTGCGTTATTCTGGCCACAGATAGCGGTAGCGGCAAAATCATTGTTATTTTTGGCAGTCAAAGTTTGATTTTTAACTTTTCTGCCTATGCTCATTTTAATGATCGTCCAATAGTTGGACAAACGATTTGGTCCTCTCAAATTGGGAAGACTAAATTATCGTGTAAGAATTGCACAATAAAATAATTCTCCAGAATGTGGAGAAACAGAATTGATTTTCGAAAACTCCAAGAAAAAAGTTACACCAATTTGATTGTTTTAAATTCCAACAATCGATTATCGCAAATTGCGAGAAATAGACCTGCTGCACATTAATTTGGTAGTCTAAAATTTTGACAAGCAAAAATGGTCTTCGGAATTTCCGAGGAGCAAAATAATTAATTAAAAAGCTAAATAAAAGCACTTTTAAATTATTCTGGAAAATACATATTTTCTGGAGTAATTTTTTTATTATTTAAAATGAATGTAACCTTTTACCGATTATGTTACATTAGTGAAAATTAAAGAGATTACTGTTATATCAATGATTTAGTTAATTTTATAGTTTTATCATTATCATTATTATAATTATTACTTTGTAATGTTGCGTTGAATGTAATAAAATAGACAAAAGGAGCTGATTTTATGCAAAAAGTAAAACCAATTCGAGATAAGGAAAAAATAAATGAAATGAGAGCCGTTTTAAAAAGACAGAACTATAGAGATTATATTTTATTTGAATTTGGAATTCATTCTGGATTGAGAATATCAGATCTGCTGCAGTTAAAAGTTAAAGATGTAAAAAATACTTATCATATTACATTAACCGAAAAGAAAACTGGCAAATTTAAAGAGTTTGATATTAATGAGCGGGTAGAAAAACAAGTAAGCGACTATATTGTTGGTATGGAAGATGAAGAATATTTATTTCAAAGCAGAAAAGGTGAGAATAAACCAATCGGCAGAGTCCAGGCTTATAGAATTTTAAGAAAAGCAGCTGATCAGATTGGTTTAAAGAAAATTGGGACTCATACTTTAAGAAAAACCTACGGTTACTGGCATTATAAAAGAAATAAAGATGTAGCTTTGCTGCAAAGAATATTTAATCACAGTTCTCCGTCAATAACTCTTGAATATATTGGAATTTCTCAGGAAGAAATTAATAAAAGTACCAGAGAATTTTATATTTAAAAATCGTATTGGTAAAATTTTTATAAAAAATTATTTGATTTTTTAATTTAAAAATGTTAAAATGTTTTTAATCCAATAAAAAAGGGGGATAAATAATGAGTGATGATAAAAAAACTCTAACAGTTCAGATAGATCCAGAGCTGCACAAAAAACTTAGAACTAAGTTGAGTCTTGAGGGTAAAACTTATAAAGACTGGGCGATTGAGCAGGTCAAACGGTATGTAGCAGATTTAGATATTTAAAGTTAGTCGGTATTATTCGATACCCTTATAATAAAAAAAAGGGGGGTGATAACTATCGGTCGAGTTAAGGTCTTTAATGATGAGAAAAATATCATTTTAAAAGATAAAGATAATGAAATTCTCGAAATAATGACAGCTGGTCAGGCAAAAAGTTTAGTTGAAAGATTAGTAACTGCAATTGAAGAAAGGAAGTGATCACTTTGGCTTTAGCAATTAAAAGAGTAACTTTAAGCCGTGAAACTGGGACTGTGCAGAAAAGAGAGGTAGTTAACAGAAATCCTGATATCACCGAAGAGGAAGTTTATGCTCCTTTTTCAAAGCTGGTTTATGATCGTATTATGAAAAATGAAAGGGGTTAAAAATGAGCAAAAAAATTGGTAAAACTAAACAAGATGAGCTGATAAAAGTATATTCTGCAGCTGGTAAGTATGTTGTAGAGATTGATAATGTAGTTATTGGTAAGTTTGAAGAACCAGTAGAAGCTGAAAGAGTTGCTAAAGTAGAAATGCTCAGAAGTTATGGTTTAAATTATGATCAAGCTAAAGAATTGGTTAATTCTAATGTGATCATCAGTTATAATTTTTTAAATGACTGGAAAAAAGACTCTAAAAATAAAATTGAGACTAAAAAAGTCGGCGAAAAGTGGGAGATAATTATCAACGGTACCAGGAGAGGAAAGGCCGAAACCAAAGAGGACGCTGAAAGAACAGCAGATTATATTTTAATTTCACAGCAACACCCTCACTGGACTGTGCAGCAGTGCTGGGACTATGTAGATCAAGAAAGAGGATTTAAAAATTAATCAGGGGGTATTTATTTAAATGATTACTAAAAAATATGAAGAAATCACTGATCAACTAGAATCTAATAGTGAATATAGAAATCTTGAAGACAGATTAATAGATTTAGCAGATGAAGAAGCAGCAGAAAAAGTAGTTTGTACTGTATCAGATTTGAGAGACGAAATTATAGAATTTGCTTATTTAGAGGGTTTTGCAGCAGGAATAGAAAAGAAAACACGAGAAGAATTTAAAAGAAATATAACCAGTCATTTAAAAACAACTGATTTATATGAACTTTTAGATTCATTAGATTTTACTAAAAAACAAAAAAATGCCAGCTCCCAATAAAGAACTGACATAATTCGACATTAATATTATACACTATTTTGGCCCTGATGTAAAAGTCAGGGCTTTTTCTTTGCCTGATCAGCGAGTGCTGGTCGTGTTTTTTATTTGCTATCATTCAAAAGCTCTTTCATTTTTTCTACAGAAATTCCTTTTTCAAGATCTCCATTTTTATTTCTCCAGGTTATTTTGGCAGCTGCTTCTTTAACAGTATATTTACCACTTTTCACTTTATTTCCCCAGTATCTTTTTCGATAGTTATAATCATGCTCGCATTCAGAACGAGATGAAGTAGTAGATAAAGGTGGACAATAAAGTTCATTTCCATTTTCAGCAATAAACTCTCTTCCGCAATATTTGCAATTCCTCATTTCTTTAGATTTTTTCAATGAATCAACTAAATAATAATAAACTGCATTCATTAAGTTTTGAGAATGTTTTTCTTCAATAACTGCTCCCTTATTGTCTATAACAATTTTAGGTTCTATTTTCTTTATTTCTTGATTAAGAACTCTAATAGCTGGTGAATAGTTTGCCTTTTTACCAGTTTTACTGATATCAGACTGGGCTTTCATAAATTGTTCTATCTGTTTTATTTGTTTGGTATTTTCTAAAAAAGTTAATAGGTGATCATAACCAACCTCTTTTTTAGATTCTAAAGGATTTATTAATTTATTTAATGATTGGTTTAATAACAAGCCGTGTTTTTTATAAAAAGATAAAATATTTTCACATTCAAGAAAATTAGTGTGCAAAATATCATAAAATAATTTATTTAATTCCTGCAGTTCAGAAATTTTATTGTTTTTCTTTTTTTTAATACCAACTATATATATATCCATTAGCTTTAAACTTAAATCAGTATTAATTTCATTTTTATTTTTATTTTCAAAATCTCTATAAAAATTGAGTAATTTTTCTACTTCTGAACAAAAAATTTTAATAGGTTGATTATCGCCGTCTAAAACATAAAAATTAAAAGTGTTGAAATGACAGGCTTTAGCTACTAAATTCATTTAAAAAACCTCCTCAAATACTATATAAATACTGTGCATGAATTTCATTTAAATACTACAGCATTAATTATACAATATAGTTAGTGATAAAACAAATGATAATAATTATAAGGAGGTTATTAAAAAATGAAAAATCCACTTAAGGATCTGATGGAGAAAAAGAACTGGACTTACACAGATTTATCAATTATTGCAGATGTATCAAGAGGAACTATTTATAAGGTTAGAGAGGGTGATACAAAAGAACTCAATAAAAATATTCTTAATTTAGTTAAAGAAATCGGAGAAGATCCAGAAAAATTTAAAAAAGATTATCAGAAATTTAGGAAAGAAAAAAAGAAAGCTATTTTAAGACAATAAGGGTGATTTTGAATGAGCGATAATAAGAAATACTATTATTTGAAACTAAAAGAGAATTTTTTCGATAGTGAAGAAATCAAAATACTAGAATCAATGGAAAACGGGTATAAATACAGCAATATATTATTAAAAATGTATTTAAGATCGCTCAAAAGAGACGGACTGTTAATGTTTAAAGAAACAATTCCTTATGATTTAAAAATGATATCTACAATAACTGGACATAATATCAATGATGTAAAACAGGCTCTGGTATTATTTCAGCAAATGGGGCTTATTGAAGTTCTTTCTAATGGGGCAATTTACATGATGGACATTCAAAATTTTATAGGTGAGTCTTCAACAGAAGCAGATCGAATAAGAGCATATAGAAATAAAGTCCAAGAGAAAAAAGAAAAATTATTAGATTCCGAGAACACAGGCAGTGTAAGCGATATTACAAATGTTGTTTCAGATGATGTTACAAATGTACAACATAAGAACGACATTTCTACACCAGAGTTAGAGTTAGAGATAGAGTTAGAGAAAGAAAGACC